CTGCGCGCCCACGACGGCGCCGGCCAGGCTGGCCGCGGCCGCCGCGCCCGTCACCATTAAGACCCCGCCGACGGTGACGGCTCCGGTCATTTCCGTATCCCCGCCGACGGTCAGGTCTCCGCCGACGGTTTCGCTGCCCGTTACGGCCGAGTCTCCGCCGATGTCCAGGTCTTCCTCGACTTCGAGGTTTGTCAGTTTTGTTGCGCTCATGTCATCGCCCCCTTACGACGGGTTTGAGAAGATGATCTGCCGCGCGTCGCCCCAGCCCATCGAAAAATCGACGTAGGCCGTGTACATGTCCAGAAGGGGGTTGTCCAGCTCGCTCTGCATGACGCGGGGCCGGGTAATATAGACGATGTTGACGAGCTCCTTCATGAGCGTCTTGTCACAGACGGCCCACTGCTTGGTGCCGAAGCCGTGATCCCCGCCGCCGATAACGATGTAGCTCATGCCGTAGACGGGGCTCGCCGCGTTGTTTGCGGTCTCCGGGTCCTGCGTCGGCATCAGCCGGGAGTTTTCTCCAAAAAGCTTCTTCGCCGTTGCCTCGAGCTCAGACGATACGAGCACGCAGTCGTAATCGCAGAGGAAGGGCTGCCCGTCGGGCGTCAGAAAGCGGTTGGCCAGCGCCTGCGCCTTGGTGACGGCCGCCACGGAGAGCGTATCGGTGAGAAGATTGGAGTAGGTGCCCGCGTCGGCGTCGGCCACATAGCTGCGGCCGCTGGAGGCCTTGGAGGCCACCGGGTGATCCGTCGCGGCCCAGGCCTTCCCGTCGCCGCCCGTGTAGGCGCCGTCGTAAGCCCGCGCGAACATCTTCAGCGCGGAGGTATAGACGAACATCCCGGCGGAGTCGCCGAGGCGGGTGCCGACCTTCTTGGTCTCGCCCAGCTTGTCGATCTTGGCCTCCTTGTAGCCCACCGCCACGGAGATGGAATACTCCTGCGGCGTGATGATGGTTTTGAAACCGCGCTTGGCGGTCACCTGGTTCAGGTTCGCCCCGTCGTAGGGCTTCATTTCGCCATAGCCGCCGGTGCCCGTCAGCTCGTATTCCACGCTGTTGGTGCTCACCTCGCTGAGGATGGGCAGCATCTTGGCCATGCGGTTGGCGTAGGAATAGTCGAAGGCCTTTCCCACGAACTTGTAGTTATCCGATTTCCATGCCTGTTCCATTGCTAACTCCTCCTTTCCCATCGTGGCCAGCTTCGCTGGGCTCCCGATGGGGTCCCAAATTAAGATTCAAATTCTTGCGGTGCGGAAATGAATCCCGCGCTCGCGGCGTCCCGCCTGCGGCGGGTCCCGGTTTAATCGGCGTCGTTGCCGAGCTCGTGGAATACGGCCATCACAAGGATCTCGTTGGTGCCCTCGATCCGGCCCACGACCTTGAGCGCGGTCCCGTCGTCGTCCGTGATATCCAGCTTCTGCTTCCCGCTGTCAAGGCTCATGCTCACGCCCATGGGCGGGAACGCGGCGTACTGGTCCCCCGCCGTCGGCGTGCCGCCGGAAGCCGCCGTAAAGGTGTTGCTGCTCGCCGTGTAGTCCGTGATCCGCCGGACGCTGCCGACGAGATCGGTGTTGGTGGAAGCCGCCGCTTTTGACAGCAGCTTCAGATAACCCCCGTTGAAGGTGTCGTCCGAAAAGGCGTCCACACCCGTGTCGATGACGGTCGTGGCCGTGCCGCCGGTCGCCGTGATGATCGGCGCCGGGCAGCGGAAGATCGCGTGCGGGCCGTCATATACCCGGATCTTCTTTCCGTTTGACCGGGAATCAAGCGTGTCGGCGCTCCCGCTGTGGCTCTCCGCGGCCACGCCGAGGATCTTCGCGGTCTGGTCGACAGAAGCCGCCGCCACCAGTCCGGCGCTCAGGACCACGATCTGCCCGGCGCTGATCTCCGTGGTCGAGGCAATGTCGTATTCCCGGATGGACGGGATCACGCCCCCGTCCGCATTCTGATGAAATTTCATTTGCTAACTCACTCTCCTCTTGATTGTGTTATCTCCTCGTCCCCCGTCCCTCCCGGAGGGCAGGGGGTTCCTCAAAGGGGGACCGGTCTCCTTTGAAATCGCGTCGGCGCGAGCCGGTAATCAAACCGCCCCTGCGGTTTGCGCGATTATTGGTCCCCCTTTGAAGGCCGCTCGCCGCCATCCCCCTGGCGGCATCAATGCCTCCGCAGAAGCGTCAGCGGCCCTTGAATTCTTTCGCGGTCATCTTCATGTGCGGATACAGGCGGTTCCAGCTCTCCAGCTCCTTCTGCTGGGCGCCCGTCAGAGAGCCCTCCGATGCGCCTCCGCCGGCCCCCGTCCCACGCGAGGCGCGGCTGTCGGCCTTTGCCAGCGCCGCTTTTTCCGCGTCGGTGACAAATTCCATGTAGTCCGTGTAGACCTCGGCCAGCGGTTCCTTGTAGAGCCTGCCGCGGGCATAACGCTTGAATTTCTCGTTTTGCTCGAGCTTCACGACGTCTACCTGGGGATACTCGCGCATGAAGCGTTTCACATCCGCTTTGAGGAACTCGCTTTGCCTTTTTTTGTTCGCCACGGCCTCGCCGCGCTTTTTTTCCTCTTCCTTTCTCTTATCCAGGATCGCCCTCAGCTCTTCCTCCTGCCGGATCTCGTCCCGAGGGCGGTTTTCTTTTTGGGCGCGTTTCTCGATCCGGGCTTCGTTCACCCGCTTTCCGAACGCAAGAAACTCCTGGAAGCTCTCGAAAGGCCGCCCGGTCAGCGGATTGACGACGCCGGAGGCGGAAATCTCGGTGTCGTACTGCCTTCTGAGCGCCGCTTCCGCATCGCGCCGGCCCCGCAGTCTGGCCGCCTTCATGGCGGCGTTTTCCTCGCGCGAATTCGCCTCCCGGCCGGCGCCGCCGGAATCCTTGCCGCCGTCTTCTTTCTCGCTTTCCGCGCCCTGCCGGGAGCCTGCGGCTTCTCCCCGATCTGCGCCCACGTTTTCCGTGTTCAGATTTTCGCGTTCTTCCATGGTATTTCCCCTTTCCGGGCCTCTGCCTTCTTGCGAGTGCGGGCCCGCAAAGGGGGCCCTTCAATTTGAAGTCCTCGGAATCGCGCGTACTTCTGCGGAAGTGCGTTTTACCGGCTGCCGCCGGCGCGATTTCAGGGCGACCAGTTCCCCCCTGAGGCCCCCCTCCGCTCTCCGAGGGGCTTTACAACTCCGCTCGGCTCGCTCTCGCTCGCGGGCTTTCAGCCCTGTGCCGGTGTACGCCGCGGCGCGCGTAATTAAATTGGGAACTTACTTCTTTTTCCCCGGACAGTTTTTGTTCCGGCAGACGCGGATCTTCTTTCCGTTCTCGATCCCCTTCACCTGCATCTCCAGCTTACAAAACGGGCATAACATTGGCATTCCTCCTTATTCGCGCACACTCTTGCGGAAGTGCGGTGATCGGCTGCCGCCGACGCGATTTCAGGGCAACCAGTTCCCCCTGATGCCCCCCTCCGATCTCCGAGGGGGCTTTCCTTCCGCATCGCACTTAAAATTTCCATGGGCGTCAGCCCACACCGCGGCGCCGTCAGACGCACCTGCCGCTTCAGCGGCTGTATCCAAACGCGCCCGGAGCCATTTCCGTTACCGGCATAGCCGCACCCGTTACAGGCGAGGCCCTCGCCGCCGGTGCCGCTTCCGGTACGGCACCTTGCCCGCCCGTCGTCCCGGCCTGCGCGCCTGTCACGAGCTGCTTAACCACTTCCAGCAGCTGCGGATTGGTTTCCAACGCCTTTGTCAACTCCGGCGGAACCTTGGGCGCGAACAGGCTCTCCCAGAGATCGCGGATCTCCCGTTTCATGGGGATGTCCAGAATGTCCAGCTCCGCCAGCAGCAGCTTGTAGTTCTGCGGCGTCACGTTCGCCGCGGCCAGCGCCCCGAGCGCCTGCAGCGTGGCCTGTTTCCCGCGGATCACGCCGTCCCCGGCGTCCACCGTCACGTCCACCCGCGGATAATAGGTCCAGGACTCCCGCAGCAGGTTTCCGTCGAAATCTGTGACCGGCGGCATTTCTCTCGCGTAGTTTTGGGAATTGAAAATGAATTTGACGTTTTTCTCCTCCGGGGTTTTCGCGCCGATCCAGATCAGACGGTCGTCGTCGTAAAATTCCAGCGCCAGCCAGTCCAGCAGCTCGTACAGCCGCTCGAAGCCCGCCTTGCGGTCGGATTTCTTGATGTTCGCCTGGTCGTCGGCGTCCGAGCGGAGCATGGCAAGCCCCGAGGCCGTCGTCTGCCGTGCCGTCTCCTTGCCCAGGTTCGTCTCGTAGTTTCGGTTGGCCCGCTGGATCTGGTTCGTCAGGTACTCCACCAGATAGGCGCCGTTTGACCCGCTCTGCAGGCCCCCCAGCCTCCGGATGCCCGCGCTGCGGTTGGGCTTCGTTACGATGATCTCGCCGGGCGCGTTCGACGGCTCGCAGCCGTCCTGCAGCGCCCCTTCCTCGACGATCATCACGTCGTTGCCCATCATGGCGTCGTTTAAAAGGTTCGCGCCCAGCTTGCGGTCGGCGGCGTCGACCAGGTCCAGGACCGGGAAAAGCTCCGACTTGTTGTAAAACTCGTTTTCGTCCCGTACGCGCCAGTAGTGTACGAAGGGGAAGAGCTTGTTCTGCCGCCAGGTCCGCTTCCAGTAGTTGGGGATGTATCTGAGCTCCCGGCCTCCGACCTGGATGCTGCAGGCGACGCAGCCCGCCTCGATCCGCTCTCCGTTGTCCCCCTTGGTTTCGAAGGGCTGCTTAAACCAGAATTCCAGCACCTCCACGGTGTCGTCGTCATCCCGGACCGCGGTCGTCATGTCGAAGAGGTCGTTGACGCCGGCGTAATCCCTGCCCATCAGATCCTCCGCCGATACGCCGAGCCTATTTAGCTCACGGGCATATTCCCGGCAGAATACTACCTTGTGCAGGCGGTAGACATAGGCCACAAACTGCCCGTCCTGCAGAGAGCCCTCCCGCACGGCGGGATCGGCATAAAGACACTCGACGGGGATGTCGCGGATGCGAATATCTCCTTCCGCGATACCGGCGCGCATATTTTTATCCCAATATGCTTTCCAATAGGCGTCGCCAAGCTTTAAAAGGCGTTTCTCATTGGAGGTGTTCATGTCCTCGATGCGATTGTTGTCGCAGATATAGCGGACGGCGTACTCTCGCTCCTTGGCCTTCTCGCTGTCCTCGTCGTCGTCGCGGCCCCGGAACTCCGGCTCGGGAACCACGGGGTCTACCTGCGACTCCACCATGATGAAGCAGTCCGGCAGCGGAGGCGGCGTCCAGGGAATGTCCCGCTCCCCGCACCAGGCGCGCATCTCGTCGGTGGCGTCGTGGAGGAAGTTGTAGTAGTCGTTGTACCGGGTCCACTCGGCTTCCTTGACCGTACGGGCGCTCTTCGCCTTCCCGAAGAGCGTGGGAACGGTCTCCTCCCGCGCCCTCGTGCTGGAATAGTCGTAGCCCGCCGCCTGCACGGCCTCTTTGTTCCCTCTGTCGCGCTTTCGCAGTTTCATACCGGTCCTCCCTTACTCGCCCGGCCGAAGGGCCGGAAAGCACTTATCGCGTCCTCTTTTTCCATAATTTCATTGTAAAGCATCGACCCCCTCAGTTACCGTCAACATGAAAACGGCTGCAACCATTGGGACACAATGGTTGCAGCCGTTTTCACCGAAAAATTTTTATGCGGCCCGCAAACGGGCCCCGTTTGCTCGGCCGTGCGGGAGTATCTGCCATGCAGGAAGTTATCCGCCGATCCATGTAAAGCGCCGGCAGTCCGCGCCGTCTCTTGCGACCGTTTCATTCCACATGGACGCCGGGCGCACCCAGACGCCGCCGTCCCCGTAAAGAGCCCGGTTCCATGGTCTCCGAATGCTTTGCCACATACATAACTTCGTATTCCCCGCCCTTGAAATGCCGGTAACGGCCGGGCCGGATGCCCTCCGGAACGGCTTCTGACGGGTTTATCTGTTCCGCCGGCTCTTTCGCCATTATCAACGCCTATCCCTCCCAGGCTGATTCTCTGTCAGTTCAAATAGTAGTTTACATAATATGATTCTATCGGGACGCGATGCTGTCGCACTGTTCCTTGGCATGGGCGTAATAGCCCTGCATCTCGGACCAGCGGTAGCCCGCATCGTAGGCGGTGCCGTCGGCATCGACCCAGCGTATCAGCCCACCGTCAGCGAAATACAGCAGGCACGAATCGCCGGAGTTCGGGTCCGCCATGACGATGCAGTATACTTCCCCGTCGCCGTAATACCAGGACTGTTCCATGGAGCCCTCCGCATAGGCATCGGTCTCGGGATTGTATTCCGGGTACTCGACCAGCAGCACCAGGCTGCCGCCGTCAAAATACGCCGTGGCCGAGGTCCCGTAGTACCGCCTCGCACCCGCCCAGGCTTTCCTGCGTGGCGCTGCACCGGTCGAGGATGGACAGGACGACGGCCTCCTTGCCGGACGCTGAGGATGACGTCAGAACAAAAGCCTTTCTTTCCTCGCGGACCGCTTCCCGTGTGATGATCGCCGCCGCCTGCGCGCGCGTGATATAAGTCTCCGGCGCAAAGGTCCCGGCGCTGTCGTTGCCCGTCAGGATACCGGCGCGGTACAGAGCAAAGATGCTGGCCGCGTAGGGCGTGTTCTGATCAACATCCGGGAGCGTCTCGACCGTATTGATCGGGTCCAGCTCGCTGTCAGGGAGGGCGCGCTCGAACAGGCAGGCCATCTGCGCGCGGGTGGCGTAGGCGTCGTAATCGGCAAACTCCGAAGCGGACAGAATGCCGTTTTGCAGCGCGAAGTCGATATACACGCTGTACCAGACATCGCCCGTCTGGGTAAATTCTCCCGTGCCGCCGGAATAGATATCGCGGACGACACAGGCCATCTTCAGCGCCTCCGAGATGCGGATATTGCCCGTCGGGTCGAAAACACCTTCTCCCCTGCCGCTCATGATGCCGAGCTCGTAAGCCTTTTGGACGGAGGAATCGAACCACTCCCCCGCGCCGATGTCGGAGAAGGTGCCGGCGCCGTAGCTGACCCTGGCTTGAAAATGATTCAGGGACGCGCCCGTGGCCGCGGCTGCAGTTAACGAGGCCGAGGTTGCGGTATAGGTTTCGGCTGCGCCGTCCCCTCCGGACGCCAGGGCGGTCACGCCCGCGGAAAGCATCGCGAGGATAAGGGCGGCCGATAAAACAACACGAAATTTCTTCTTTCTCATGAAACGTGCCTCTTTTTTCTTTGATTTTCCTGCCTGTCCGCAGAGAAAGAGCCTGCGCAACGGCAGGCTGTCTCCCTGACGGGACAGGGCATTCGGGGTTAATTCCGATATCGGGATATTATACCCGTTCGTTCCCATTCCGGCAATAAAAACTATAAAATTCATATTCTTAAAAAAATGAAAGATGCACGTCAGACGCCTTTCAAACACTGCCTAAAGATGAATTATCATCACATACATACACGTTGCCCCATAAAAAATATCCGCGCCGAAATAAACCTCTAAATCTGACTCGTTATTGGTGTAGATATAAGTTTCGAAGCCGCTTTCGTCGGTCAGCATAGTGGTATACTCGAAGCCGTTATTTATCAACAGCTCCTTGTATCCATACATTGCTTTATCAAAATCGTTGATATCAATAAACCTATAATAAAAAACCGCGTCTTCGGTGGGAGGGTCAATATATACAAAATACAGAGGCACGTCGACATAGCTGCCATAGTCCGGTACCGGGTACTAGCCGGCATAATACGTCGTCGAGCCGTCGCGGGTCACGATAATATACACGCTCGCCGAGGCAAGTTCGACGTCGGTTTCGTAGTCATACAGCGTGACGGTGACGACCGTTGACCCCTCGTACAGGCCCATGACCGTCAGCGGCATCGTCAGGTACTCTCCCTCATCGCTCCATTCCCCCCAGACATACGATATAACAGACGCATCTTCAATTTCATAGTACCAGTAAGCCTTCCGAATGATCGATGCGGCAAACAATATGGTCGCCTGACTACCTTGCTTCACAGTGACGACCGACGAGCTTGCCGTGATCGCGGTATCCTCCAGTGTCGGCAAGAGCGAAGACAGCGGCGCCGGCGCGTGGGATGTTTTGAGCTCCGCGACCAGGCCGATGGGTACGCAAAAGTACAAGTCATTTCCATAGTCGGTCAGTAAAAGAGTGGTTACGCCGATGACCTGCCCGGCTGTATTGAGCAGGGCGCCGCCGCTGCTTCCATGCGATATGGAGGCGGTGGTCTGGATATAGTTCACCCCGAAAATGGGCCTGCTTGCGTTGGAAATGATCCCCTGGGCAATGGTATTGTCAAGTCCCAGCGGACTTCCGATGGTATAGACCGTGGAACCTGTGGCAAGGGACGACGAATCACCCATCTCGAGATAGGGAAAGCCGCTTCCCTCGATCTGCAGGAGCGCCAGGTCGTGCTCCTCGCTGTAATCATAAACGCCGGCGACGTTATAGACCCCGCCCGCGCTGGTCATGATTTTTGCGGAATAAGCGTCCTCAATGACATGGTAATTCGTAACGGCGACGCCGGAGCCGGAAATAAAGAAGCCGCTCCCGGATGCAAAAGCCTCGCCGGTTTCGTCGTAGAGCTCGATATAGAAAACGGCCGGAGAGCACTTGGCGAAAATGCCTTCGGCGTCGAGCTTGGCGCCCAGCGTGACGGAAAGCCTCAAAGCGGGGTCGGCCATGCGCGTCACGATGGCCGCCGCCGCGCTGCGGCTGATGTTGCTCGCCGGCGTGAAGGTCCCGAGGGCGTCGTTCCCCACCAGGATCCCGGCCCGGTACAGGGTATAGACATGCTTTGCATAGCTCGCGCCGGTGTTCACATCCGGGATGGAGCCGTCGGCGACCGTGTTGATCGCTTCCAGTGCTTCGTCGGGAAGCGCCCCGCGCAGGATGGCGGCAAAATCCGCCCTCGTCGCGGCCTGCGTATAGTCGGCATATTCTCTCGTGATGATGCCGTTGGCCAGTGCATAGTCCACATAGGTCTGATACCAGGGCGTACTGGGTTCAAAATTGGCGGCCCCGGTCGCATAGATGCTGTGGATACGCGCCGACATCGTGATGGTTTCGCCGATCGTCATGTTCCCGGCCGCGTTGAAAAACGTGTCGCTGCTGCCCAGCATGAGCCCCAGCTCATAGGCCGTCGCAACGTTTTCCGCAAACCAGGCGCTGGAAGGGACATCCGTGAACTGCCCGTTCCTGTATGTATTCACCCTGGTGAAGTGGGAGAGGTCGCCGTCCGCCAGAGACGTTATGGGGCAAACGCTTAACAGTAAAATAAGGACCAGCAGGATCGAAATGAAACGCTTCTTCATTTTTCCTCCTATTCCCATGAAAGGTCAGGTGATTTATTAGTTTACATAATGCCTATTGCCTGTACAATGTGTAGGTATAGCCGTTGCTGTAACAGTAAACATCCATACTGTCGGGCGTGAGGAGGGTAAACCTCCAAATGTTTTCGTAATTACTATCCGAATAAAATTTACATGTGCCATCTTCAATTATATAAAAATTACCATAATTTATCCACGGCAAGTTATATGTAATGCGGTTATCTTCATTCATTGTAAAATAATACCCGCTTCCTCTCCAGGTCCCTAATAAAAACTCACACGCCCGATCATCGTTTGCAAGAAGCAGTTCAGCTGCATCTTCAAAATAAAATAGATCTGTCAGCGCCTCGACTTCTGAGTTAAAAGATAGTTTATATCCCGAGTCCGATATTCCCATTCTTAAAATTCTACTTCCAATGCTTTGACCTAAGCTTTGGCAATAAATAAGCGTCAGATAATCTTCGCTGCGCTGATACGGCGAAATCAAGAGAAAGCCATTCCATGCCTCTATCAGATTGCCGGCGTGGTAGTCGTTTTGGGCTGTTATGTAGATCAAATCGGTCAGCGTATCCAATATCTCATTCGTATCTTCATAGTCCGGGATCTCGGAGAATTTCTCATAGGCTCCCATGTAATCTTCCTCGTCCGCCAGGTACGCGCCCCAGGCATAGATGGCGGCATGATAGAGCTCATCCGCTTTTTCATAGTTTAGACTCTTCAGCTCCTCCGCAATATTATATGCCGCTTCGAAATCTCCCAGAGTATACAGCTCATAAGCGCCGAGCCGGTATTTCGTGTCGTTGATCAGATCGGAAGAATCCTTATAAACCTCCTTCGCAAGCTGCGTATAAATACCGATTGCCTCATCAAATTCGTTCGCTTCGGCCAGCTGCGCGGCCTGGCGGTATTTGGATTCAAAATAATAGTCCTCGGAATCCCGAAAAATGATCCAGTCGAAAACATAGGCCGACAGCTCATATTTCCTGTCGTTAAATAGCGCTCTGGCGCAGACATACTTTTCCGGCGCGAATTCGTAATTGTTGTATAGGTAATCCGAGATGAATCCGGAGGAGGCGTCTTTTCCCTCGGCATAATGGTCATAGTCCATTTTGACAACGAGAGCGGATCCGCCCGCGAGAACGGCCAGCAATGTCAATACAACGCCGAAAGCAATCAGCGTTCTTTTCTTTCTCTTCCCGCTCCTCTTTATCGGCGGATTTTCGGCCGTTTCGGCAGGTTCGGCAGACACTGCGCTTTCTTCGGCTGGGGCATTGATTGAAACCTGGGATACGGTCTGCGTATTGAACGGAGTCAGTTCGTAAATGAGCTCCTGCATATTGGCGTAGCGGTCCTGCGGCGCGGCCGCCATGCCTTTATTGATGATGGCTATGTACTCCGGCTCCTGCTCCGCTTCGGAGGAAGTCTCCCACATCGGCGCATCCGGGTCTTCCTGCCGCTCGAGAGCGTTCCGCGGCGCCCTTCCGGTCACGGCATAGGCGAGGACCGCGCAGAAAGAATAGATGTCCGAGCGATTGCCGGCGTTTTTTCCTCTGTAGATTTCCGCCGGGGTAAAGCCGCTGTAAACCGCCGTTCCGCCGCTGCCGGCGGCGTCGGACAAGACCGCGCCGTTGCCTTGAACTACAATATTCTCCGGCGCGACTTTCAGGTTTGCCATCCCCCGGTCATGGATGTCCCGCAGTCTGACGGCGACCGGCATGAGCAGCGAAACGGCCTGCGAAAAAGTCAGCCTTCCGCCCATGGCGGCCAAATAGTCGGGAAAGGCGACGGCGGGGATTTCCCCTTTGCGGCTTCTCCGCACCTTTTCCCCGCCTCTCTTTTCACGCTTCAGCACGGTTATAATAAGAACCGCAAGCAAGGCAGCGCCGATGATGCCTAACAGCAGATACCAAGAAGGAGCCGACCGACTGAATTGAATGTTGTTATCGGCCGCAAACGACAGGAGTTCGTCGATGGCGATGGCCCCGAAGATGCCCTGCGAATCATACGCCGCGTAGGTATTGATACCGACAACCTCGCCGCCGGCATTGAACAGCGGGCCGCCCGAATTGCCGGCGTTGATCGCCGCGTTGATCTGCAGAAGGGATACGGGCGTGCCGTATTCCACGACTTCCATCTGCCGGATGGCGCTGACGATGCCGTCCGTAATCGTCGCTTTTTCGCTTCCATGCGCTTCGGCGTCGGACAAAAAATCCGCCGCGGCCGGGTAGCCGACGGCATAAACCGCGCCGCCCTGTTTGATCCCGTTTGCTTTCAGCTTCAGGGCGGGCAAGGAAACCGGATACTGCAATTCGAGTATACAGAGGTCCTTTTGGCTGCTGTATGCCCGTATTGTAGCGGATACGGATTCCTCCTCTCCGATCCAGACAGAAATCTGATACGGATTCCCCTCCACGACATGATAGTTGGTCGCTACCAGGGTCGTGTCACGATCGCTGACGACAACAAACCCCGACCCGGACCCGGTATACTGTGTCGTCTCCACGTTGATTCGAACGACGGATTCGGACGCGCGGAGAACGGATGAGGGTACACTCTCCGCGGCGGACGCGGCGCCGCAAGACAGGAGCAAGAGAGCGGCAATAAAAAGCGCGGTATGACAAAACCTTTTACATTTCAATTCCAGCCCTCCCGTTTAGCCTTCCATCGATGTCTGCCGCAGCGGCATCCCGTCCTTTAGCGAACGGAGCCCACGCCGCCCGTGGCCGGATCATAATAATAAAAGGCACCGTCTTCCTTGCAGGCAAAGAACACTGCGCCGCCCGCAAAACCGATGCTTATCGGGCCGCCGCCCTTATTGATGCAGTCCAATTCCCCGCCGCCTATCGGCATCCGATACAGGGACGCGTCGTCAAGCTCCATTTCCGTTCCCAGCGTCAAATACAGATCGCCGTCGTATACGCCCCATATTATCAGCCAGCAGTATTCGTCGGGAAGCAGGGTCTCGGAAGTAGAGTCGTCCATGCTATACGAAACCAGCGTGTAATAGTACTCGCCGTTTCTTTCCGAAGAGCATTCTCCGTGGTAAAGAGTCCCGTTCGAATAGTAGTTCGGATACCAGTAATACGCGTCTTCCTCCAGGTACGTATAGAACGGATCGTTTAAGCTTGTATATTCGACGAAAGCCAGATAATCGTCCCCGTCAATATAGAAAAATCCGTCCTCCATAAAAGTGGCGTAAAAGTCCGTGACGGCGCGATCCTGCACGTTGCCGTCAAAATCGAGCATGTAAAGCGCATAGTCGGTCTCGTCCGTTTCGGCATTGTAGACATCGGCCCCATACAATATGCCGGCATCCGAAACATACAGCAGGTAGTTTGAATAGGAATCGATCCCTTCGATTGTAAGCCCTCTCCCGTCTGTATCATGGACCGAAATCAGGCGTGTTTCCATACTGTCCGGATCATAAACGAGCAGATTGGAACCCGCCAGATAATAGAGCTTGTTTTTATACAGGTTCAGGGAAGTTCCTTTAATTCCCGTATCGACGGTTTTCCCATCCGGCTTATCCGTCTGCATGATTTTGTTATCCGCGTTATAATTTTGGAAAATCCATCGGCTGTTTTCCACCGCGTTATAGGGGAAGCCCATGCATGCCGCGTCCATACCGTACGGACCGTAGTCCTCGGAAAAGGTCGTAACGGAAAGAGCCAGATCGTTTCGGCCGTACAGCGCGGCGGCGTACCGCGATGAGACTGCGATGTTCATATTCTGGGCGTCTGTGAATGTAGCCGAAGTGATGCCGATCACCTCGCCATATTCGTTCAGAAGAACGCCGCCGCTGCTGCCGGGTGAAATGGGGGCCGTCGTCTGGATGCACGACACGCCGCCTTCCTCCCACAGGGCGCTGACAATGCCCGTGGAGACGCTGTTGATAACGCCCAGAGGACTGCCGATGGCCGTGACGGCTTCTCCTTTGACGACCTGGGAATCGTCGGCAAGCGGCAGGACGGGCAGGCCTGTGTCCTCTGTCTGCAGAATGGCCAGGTCCAGCGCTTCATCGTACTGGATGACCTGATTCACTATGTACTCCCGCTCATCATCATCGCAGGCCGTGATGGAATAGCCGCCGGCGATGACATGATAGTTGGTGACCAGGGTGTCGGAATCAAAGGCGATGAAGCCGCTCCCCGTCTGCAGGAGCTCTCCGCTCTCGTCGTACACATAGAGGATCAGAACGGATTCCGACAGCGCGGCGAGTTCCTTTCCGGACAGTGCCCCGTCGCTTCTCCCGGCCGACGTCTGCGGGGTCAGGGGAAGAGCGGGAAACAGGGATACGATCAGCGCCGCGACACCGACGATTGCGGCCAGCGCGGCAACGCTTATGGCGATGAGTGCCGCCTTTTCATTCTTTTTGGCTTTGGTTTTCTGCCATGACCCCGTTTGGGGCGATTCTTTCCAAAACGGTGCTTCCGCAGTCGTTCTCCCTTGAACGGGAAAGGATGTTCCGAACGATCCCTGCCCGGAAGCCCCCGCGCCATACGCCGTCTCCGAAGCTGCCTCTTCCTTTTCCGGTATTTGAGTAAAAGGGCCCGCTCCGTAAGCTGTCTTTCTGATATTGGATTCCGGCGTTGTTCCGTCGGCCCCCGACGCCCTGAGCGCCGCCGAATACGCCGGGATATCGTCCAGTCTGCGTCCGCAATACACGCAGAACCTGCTTGCATCGGGTATTTTTTTTCCGCAGTAGGTACAGAACATCCCGACGCCTCCCTTCTTGCTATATATTATGTAAATCTTTTAGCTGTTTCATCTTTTTTCTTCTCCAATTTCCGAACCGCATTCGAGGGCAAAATACGCCGCCCGGCGGCAACATGTTTCCGCATTTATGGCAGTACCGCAGCTCCTTGTCTGTGTCCGTCTTCGACGCTGTCGAAGCCTCGCCTGCCTGCGATTCTCTGCAGCATAATATATTATGTAAACCTAATTCTCCCCCGTTAAGTCTCCCGCTATGTTTCCCAACTGCTAAAACATCAGGGTAAGCTTGCGTTTAAATCCCCGTAAAAACGCGCAAAAGCCGCCCGCAATGTGCAGGGCGGCCGTGGTCCAAGTATCCGCAAGCCGAAACCGCCGCTGCGAAACAGGTCCTGAATCTGGGTTGTTATTCAGTAATATTCTGGAAATATTTTATCGGATGCGGCGGATGAAGTCAACCGGAAATGCAAAAAATGCGGGGAATCCACAATTTTCCCTTTCGTCTGTCGAAATGAGCGATACTGCTGTTTGTGCGCCCGCGCCATGCCGTGCATTTCATGCCGTCAACAAGCAAAACCGTCGGCCGGGCCGACGGTTTTCCAAAACCCTATGAGGCTTCCAGTCCGGCATCAAACATGCGGCAGCAGTAAGGCGATCCAGAAGACCAGCACAACTATAGACCAGATAATTGCCAACGTTCTTCTTTTCATAATAAATAGGAATCCCGTTCTGTTCATGTATATTATGCTGGTGGGGTCCGCTTTCACACTGATCCAGGAGCAACAGCACGCAAGCGTCAGCATTACGCCTCTGACGGGGCCGTTTGTTGCGAATGCCGTCATTATCAATAAGAGCGTACCTATATCCGGCAGCTGAACCTTGGTTTCATGTTTCATATGCGAACCCCTGCAAATCGCTTAGATGAAAAGAGTGAAACATGCCCTTAAACTGAATAAAATTATATAGCGGCAAGCCCCGATGTTCAATGCGCTTTCATAAATTGCTTACCTTCTATGCATCAGCGTCTCTTCTTCCCCTTCTCCAGCTTGTCGATCAGTTTTCCCGCGGGGGCGGCGGTGACCTCCGCGTCGCGCTGGGACTGCCAGGGCCTGACGGCGTGGGCGATGGCGAGCGCCATGACCAGGTCGTCGTGCTCGCCGGGCGCGGCCGCTGCCCGGCGGTTTTCGTCGTAGACGAAGGTCAGCATCTCGCCCAGGGTGTCAAAGTCCACCACGAGCTCCGGTGCTTCCAGCATGACGGCTACCAGGCCCGCGATGACGGCGGGCCGCGTCTTCGCCGTCGTGGCGAAACCGTAGGCGTCCCGCACGGCGCCCGTGAAGGTATCCGGCACCTCGCGGCGGTAGAGATTCGGATAGTCCAGCCGGGTCAGCTCCTGCACGGGAAAGGTGGAAAAGTTTGTCTCCGGGGCCAGCAGCGCCCGGTTGTAATACCAGCCCAGGCAGTAGAGCTGGCGGGCGTAGAGCACCTCGTCGAACTGGTGCTTCAGGACAGCCACCTGCCGGCCCGTCGTATTGTCCAGCACCTGCGCCGTGAAGCGGTCGGAGCCCATGCCCGCCGTGTCGCCGCCGATCACATAGGGAGCCCGCTCCCTCGGCGGTTCATAGAGTTTAATGATGCCCGGCTCCCTGTCTTCCCAGCGTATGTTCCTGATCTTGATTCCGTCGTAATCGTATTGAAACTCGCCGCGGGCGGCGGGCTCCGGCGCGGCGCTTCGGCGCGCCATGACGACCTCGTTGTTGAAGACGCCCGCGCCGGAGGTCAGGAAGGCCTCGTCCGGCGTCGCGGGATACTCCTGCCGGAAGCTTCGCTCGTCCCCCGCGCAGTTGTTGCGGATACACCAGCGCCGCCAGGCGAGCTGCGTATCATCCAGCGCGAAGCGCTCCCGCATCTGCGCCTCCTCGTCCGTCCATACGGTGCCGGGCGGAACGGGCATACGGTAGCCGGGCTCCTCGAACCACGGAAAAAACACCGGCGCGAAGTCGCTCTGTCCCGCGGAGGCTAGGTCCCAAAGCTTCTTGAACTCCTCGAAGCCGTTCGCCGTGCTCTCGACGATCACCAGCGTCCCCGGCTCGGAGGGCACGGCCTGCATGATGCCGCCGTAGGTCGCCGTCTTGTCCCCGCGCCAATAGGCGAATTCCGACATGTGCACGTTGCGGAAGGTGTAGGAACGCCCCACGCCGAAGCCGCTCCCCGCCGTCATGCAGCGGATGCGCGAGCCCAGGCCCGGGTTCTTTTTTTTGCGCTTCACGTCCCTCACAGGGTTTTCGAACGCCAGCTCGCGGGCGTTGGAGGCGGCGATCATGGGCCGGACCTCCTCCGGCGAGCGCTCGTAAAAGAGCTTCGTCATGGCCAGCAGGTTCGCGGTGGAGGAGTCGAGATGCGCGATAACCAGGCTGTTCGTGTTTTCCCGGGTGGCGGTCCGCTGATAAATCAGTCCCTCGGCCAGCGTGGAGATACCGAGCTGCCGGGCTTTCAGCACGATGGCCCGCATGGGTTTCCTCGCGGCGTTCTGCGCCTTCAGGACGTTATAGAGCTTCTCCTGCGCGGCATTGAAGCGGAAAGGCACGAGCGCCCCGCTCTTTGTCCGTATGGAAAGAAAGTTTTCAATATAATCCCGGGCGTTGCGCAGTTTAATCATACATTCTCCTTGGCTGGGCAAGACGCCGCACGACCCGCCGCCGGTGAAAATTCTCCCGCTTCCGCGGCTTCTCCGTATCATCGGCCGCAGGCTCACGAAACCAAACGCTGCGGTTTTCTGCCGCTGCGGTATGTTTTGACTAATGATTTTGCCGAGTATATAATAAGAAATAACTCTGCTGGGGGGTGGGTGCTTGAAGAAGCTTCATTACGGGTGGGTTGTCTGTATCTGCTGTACGCTGCTGATGACCTGCTGCATGGGGCTGACCGTCAACGCGTTCTCGGTCTACCTTCCCTATATCAAGGAGGCCGGGAATTTTAACAACTCGCAGATTTCCCTGATTCCCACCATCCGCAGTCTGTTTTCCCTGCTCTCTATGCTGATCGTGACGGTCTTCTTCCGGCGCACGGGTCTCCGTTTCGGCTTGACGATGGTGGGGCTGCTTGCCGCCGCCTCTTTTCTGGTCAACGGACTGGCTGTTCATCTGGCCGCCTACTATGTGGCCGGCGCTATGATGGGACTGAGTTACGGCCTGGGCGGCATTGTCGCCGCCTCTCTTGTCATCGATAATTGGTTTAAAAGCCGGAAAGGTCTGGCGCTCGGCATCTGCGCTTCCGGCTCCGGCTTGGGGGCCGTCGTAGGCCCCACCGCCATCACCGCCCTCGTGGAAGCCCGGGGGCTCTCGTTTTCTTTCCTCTGCGAGACCGCTTTCGTCCTGGCAGTGAGCGTATTGGCGTTTTTCCTTTTGCGAAGCACGCCGGAGGAGCTGGGCATGACTTCCTATGAGGATCAAAGGCACCGTGACGAAGCGGCCCTGAAATTGCCGCCCGCGCCCGTCTGCACGGAGCCTCTGAGCAGGAAGGAATGGATTCTGTTCTTTCCCGCTTTCATTGCGCTGGGCATGGCCGCCACGCCGGGCCCAAGCTACTATGCGGTCCATTTTACCGACTGCGGCTTCGACAGCATGACGGCCGCTCTGGCGATTTCCACCTGCGGTCTTGTACTCACAGGCTCAAAATTTATATTCGGCGCCATCTCCGACCGCATCGGCTGCCGCAAATCCTCCACCGTCTATCTGGTGACGCTCATGGCGGGTCTGGCGATCAACTGCCTGCTGAAGCCGTTCCCGTCCACCGCTTTGCTGTTTACCGCCGTTTGCCTCATGGGCTTCGGCTTCCCCCCTTCCACCGTGGGCCTGTCCCTGTGGGCGGGAGATCTGAACACACCGGAGCGCTACGCCGTCACCGTGAGGCGCTTTCAGACCGGCTACTTTGTGGGCGCCCTGCTGGGTTCCTCCCTGCCGGGCGTGCTGGCGGACGTCTACGGGAGCTATGTCCCCGGCTACGCCTTGCATATCCTGTTCATCGCCGTCATCCTCACGGCGGTGCAGATCATGTACGGGAGAAAACTGCGAAAAGAAAACGCGCAGTCCGCGCCCGGGCCGCTGTCATAAGGAAAACAGGGTTGCTCTTCGGTTACCGTCTCTTGCGGGCGTCCCGCCGGGGCCTGTTAAAAAAGTCCGAAACTCCCGTCCAGAAGGGTTACGTCGTCCGTGTAATTGCCGAGCAGCATCTGTCTGGCCGTTCTATCCTGATAGTCTCTGAACTTGTCCAGCAGGCTCTCCGCCGCTTCCCTGTTCTCCGGTTTCTCCTGCAGCTTCAGCCAATTATCGAACATCTCCGGGTCCGCGACATACGCCTCGCCCGGCTCCGCGCCCCTTGTTGTACGGACGGGGCAATTGCCCCGCCCGCCCACTTCGGCAATGCGGGCTATGCCCACACCCCTGAATCTGTTTAGGCTCCAGGCTTGCAAAATCATTATGTATTGCCTTTTCCAGAAATCGGGTCCGAATTCCCCGCGTCGAAAAAGAGCAGGATAAAGCGCCGAGGTTGCAAGCGGCCCCGGCGCGGCTCACATCAGCCCGCAACGCGGACTGAAAGGCTGTCCTCTTCGGGGACGGATTTGAACCAGTGAAGTCGGAAAACCGCATGTATCAAGGGCTTGCATAGTGGTCATGAACGACTCCTCTCGCTATATTTAGCCGTCAACCAAAGCGCCATTAATGGCAGATATTATCTGTTTACCCCGTGAACAATTAGCTATGATTGGGCTTGTTTTCAATTCTAGAAGCTTTTTCCGAAACACTTTATTGCTGCTTTGTGTGCTGATGGTCGATTGTAGTTCGGTGATCATCTCGCTTGCATACTTTTTGGCGATAATACTCAAGGCACCAAAACTATCTTCTTTATTTCCGTTTAAGTATAGGTTCCACAGCTCGTTATAAGGTAGTATCGGCACTCTACAGAGCAAAATGAGCCGTTCAGAAAAAAAGGAAACATCAAATTGTTCCCATAAACCGCCATCATACAAGTAGTCTTTTGGCGTTTTTGTAACACTTTCCTCATTAATTCCACTATAAGATTTAACCTCTTGAAAGGAATTGACGCGGAATCCTGCTTTTTCTATATTTTTTTCTGTGTTTGCTCCTAACGTAAATGTTCTGAAATACATTCCCTATCCTCATTTCACTAAATGGAAAACCATCTTAAGGCCTCGTTCTTTAGCAATTTCATATTCTATTCTCATAAAGACACTAGTATCAGATATCCCTTGCGAATTTAGGAATGCATGAATAACGCCATCTGCTCCCCTTACAAATCTTGCAGAAGCTTTATCCCATAATGGACTTAGGAGTTGATATGCCTTTTCTTCTCCAAAAATTCTATTAGCAATATTCTGACATGTGGTTAATAGCTTTCCTGTTGCGGTTTTCTCTAATGTCTTAAGCCCGTTTTTTGTTGCAAAGTCCGCTGCTACATCCATAGCATTTTTACCGCCAGACCACAAAACCCGGCTGTTCCCCGCGCCCTCAGTAACATCATCGGCATAACCTCCCGCGCCCCCGGATGTAATTCCCTTAAACGCCTCATACCACAAGCCGGAGGAAAAACCTGTGGAAAAACCTATGGCTGCGGCCTCGAAATACGGGTTGATCTCCGTATCTTCGGTGGGAAACTCTATAAACAGAGGGGCCAACGTCTTATGAAGGCCCGGGCTGAAAATTGCCGCAAGCAAAGTGCCTGAAGTTTCATAGACAGTCCTGTACTTCTGCTGAAGCTTCTCCGCTTCTTCCAATATAATGTTGTCAATGAGCCGCACTCTGCTCTGTTCACTCAAATTGGGAGACAGTTGATCGATCCTTGCTTCAATACTGTTCTCAAATTCATTTTCCCAGTTTATGGGGTCGTATATATAGTCGTCTCCCGTATCCTCGGTTAAGGCACCGGCCGTCTCCTTCCCCACGATTGCCGTATGGGAAGTGTCCGGTGCGAGGCTCTCTAGTCCCGGCAGGGAGAGATCCTCCGGTAAATCAGTCCCTTTGTCCTCCTCGGCCTCCGGCCCCCAAAGAGCTTCTATCCAGTCATTAAAAAGTTCCGGGTCCGCCATGTCCATAGTACCAGCATTCGCCCCGCCGGGCAAGGACTTTCCGGCGCCTCCCCAGAGTTCGAGAAGCTCATCCCACGGGCCCTGCTCCCCGGACCTAAACTGCGGCAGCAGCATGTCGCCAAAGTCGGGCTGCCGCCCCCATGGCTTCGCCCATGGAAGCGCGGACGCTTCTTCGTCCTGCCGCCATATCAGGTCCTCCGGCGTCGCCCAGAGCGGAGCGGCTTTCCCCTCCTTCGGCTGCTCCAGCAGGTGCAGCGCCGCCGCATAGGTCGGCATCCACGCCTCGTCCGGCTCCTTTTCCGGCAGCAGCATGGACGACATGAACTGCTGCTGCGCTTCCTGCTCTGCCGCGTATTGGCTGAGGTTCAGCGCGAAGAGGTTGTCCCGCAGGTTCCGGGAGTCCGCCTCGCGGAACGCCTTCCTAATATTGGGCCCCGACCGCGGATGCGTCGTCTCGTTCGTCTGCTGTGTGCGCAGCGCCTGCGAAATCTGCGGCTCATTCGGCACGCTTTCATACGTCGGCATCGCCCCCGCGGATGTGCTGTTCGTCTGAGCGGCCAGCTCCTGTCGGCGCTGCGCCACGATCTTCGCCCGCAGGTCATCCCTGATCGCTGCTTTGACCGACTGAATGTCGTCTCCCCATATGTCCGCATAGGTCATCGCCCCGTTCTGTGCGGCTTTCAAAATCAACCCTCCCCTGACGGAAAAAGAAAAACCTCCCTATTTCCACGCTGTCATTGTAACACCTCGACCCCCTCTGTTACCGTCAACATGAAAAGGGCGCAAACCGTTGCACTCCAACGCATATGCACATATTTCATAGGATATAACTATTTATGCACGGCGTCGGAAAGGGCTGTCAATCCAAGCTTTCCAAGGCCCGCAGGCCGGGTTCCCTTTGGGCCGGGACACATGCTTTTTCGACAGACAGGGCGAAGAGCCGCTTCACAGCTCTTCGCCCTCGCCGTTTTCCGCCAGCTTCTGCAAATACTCCTCCACGCCGCCGGCCGTGACCTTCCCTTCGAATTCCTGGCGGTTCTTCCATCGCGCGGGGTCGCGGTTTGTGAGCCAGAAGCGCTGCGCGGCCGTGTCGGCCGGGATGTGCAGGGCTTCCTCGCCGTATTCCAGTTTTTCCGACTCCTTCACCCTTCTTCCGGCCCCGTCGAACAGGACCTCCCGCACCTTAAAGGCCTTCTGCAGCGTCACGGTATAGCCCAGGCACTTTCTAAGCAGCGCGGCTTCGACCTCCCGGTCCGTCTCCCGCGGCGGCTCCGCTTCCGGTTCTGTTTCGGCTTTGATCAGAGCGTCGGCCGCCTCCGCCGCCGCGCGCGCATGCTTTACCGCGTCAGAGATCCCGCCGTGCTTTTTCATCCAGACCTGCAGGGTGCTGCGCGTGATGCCCATCGCCCGCGCCAGCTCCGCATCGGGCAGCGAGGCGGCGAGAGAGCGGATCTTTGCCAGTCCCTCCGGGCCCGTCCAATCCTCAGCTTTGCTTTTTGTCATGGAGCCCTCCCCCTTGCCCTGCATCACCACAGGCTGTAAAAGCGGTTTCGCACCCGGTTCAGCGTCGCCTCCGACAGATGGTATTTGTCGCAGACGGCCACGCTGCTGACCGCCGAGCACAGGACCGCCTTCAGCGCCTCGGCGTGCTCTCCCCCCGCCTGCTCGCAGAGCTCGTCGATCCTGGCGCGCACCTTCTGCGGCTGCCGCCTGTAATTCCGGCAGCAGAAATATATGTAGCCCTGCTCCTCATAGCTCTTTCCGACGGAGCGCAGCTGCTTGAATTTTTTCCCCATACGGCCCCTTTCCCGCTGTTTCCCTTGTCAATCCGCTTCTCATACGCGCTCCTGCGCCGCTTCCCTCTCCTTCTCCAGCTTTTTCAGCGCCTGTGCCAGCCGGCGCCATTTCTCCATCGACATCCTCTCCCGCTGCAGCACGGCGCAGAGCAGCGCGTGATTGAAATGCCAGCCGGAGGCCTCCGCGATCTTCCAGAAGCTTCCCATGCCCTCCCGTGCCCGGAAGGCCTCCAGTCTGGCCAGCGTCCGGCGTTTATAAACGACCTCCCATGCTCTGGCCCCGTTCATATCGGCGCGCCTCCGCCTTTTGCGCGGTTTTTCTTCCCGTCCACACGCATTCCTCCCGTCTACAGGCAGCACAGATCGATCCGAAGCGCCTTCTCCGCGGCGTCCCGCCCCCCGTTCTCGATCAGAAGGATCCGATTCGCCCTCTCGCTTTGCTCGCCGCTTAATCCTCGATACCGGATGTAAAGCGGCGTCTCGTCGGAATACCCATTCGTCGCGCGCCGGAAATCCTCCAGCCGCAGCTCCATGCTTCTTTCCATGGCCCGGTCCCTCCCTGTTCAATTTGCGGGCTCTCCCAAAAGCCCGCCGCGAATCCAAATATTATTTGGATCAATTTGCATTATAATAAAATTATATTTGATTGTCAAGAGTGTATCCAAATAATATTTGACTTTTTCTTTAATCGGGTGTATGTTTTTCATGGAAGGTGATCCCTATGTTCTACAAAGAGCTTGGTGAAATTCTACGGGAAGGACGGAAGGCGGCCTCCCTGTCGCAAAATGACGTGGCCCTCCGCATGGGCCTGACGAACCAGAACATCAGCAGCTGGGAACTGGGAAAAAGCAAGATTGACATGAACCAGCTCCAAGCGCTCTGCGACATGTACGGGTTGGATTTCAGCGGCGTCGTCGTCCGGGCCGCAAAAAAAACGCCCGCCGATGCGGCCGCTGGGCCACATGTGCCGGACGAATTTGCGGCGCTGCTCTCCCGGCTGAATAAGGCGGGGCGCGATGAGCTGGCGCTGTACGGAACCTTTTTGGCCGCGCAGCCGGAATACAGGGCTTCGGAGGATGAGCGGCGCCAAATGACGCCCGTGCGTACCATCCGCGACTACCTGACCCCCGCGGCAGCCGGTTACGCGAGTCCCGTCGACGGCGAGGACTATGTCGCGGTTCCCGTGGACGAAAACACGCCGCGCAGCGCGGATTTTTCCGTCCATGTGCAGGGCGACAGCATGGAGCCCTATATCCGGGACGGCGACCGCGTTTTTGTGCAGCGCGACGTGACCTTGACGGACGGCGACGTCGGCATCTTCTTCGTGGACGGCGACGTGTACTGCAAGCAGATATGCCAGGACAATTACCGGAATATCTATCTGCTTTCGGCGAACCCGAAGCGCGAGGACGCGAACCTCACGATCCGAAGCGACTCGGCGCGCAGCTTCGTCTGCTTCGGCAAGGTTCTTCTGCCCCGCCGTCTGCCCATGCCGGTGTACGATTGATAGGAGGTCAGC